AATATCCTCAATGTTGTTTGTTTCATTGGTCTCGGGTAAAATATCATCTTCTATTTTAATTTTGATAAATGGTTGTTCTATTACGTTATCATCCTCATCATCCTCGTCTTCATCTTCATCTTCATCCTCCTCATCCTCGTCTTCATCTTCATCCTCCTCATCCTCTTCATCCTCCTCAATATGTTCGGTTATATCCATGATTTCATCCAAGTTCTCAATCTCATTTTCTTCGCCTAAATCCAACTCTTGAATATGAATATTCATGTTGTCCTCGTTTTCATCCATATTTGTATTCATCATATGAAACTGTGAGAACATTTGATTTCCGGAAAAAACTGGTGGTTGATACATTGATCCCAACCTAACTCCAAAGTTAGTTTCGTTACCAGAAGAGTTTGATGTCCTACGGACATCTAACAACGAAGGACAAAGTCCGGAGTTGTTTGAAACGGTAATATGTGACCGTAAATCAGAAGTTTCCTTGGCTAAACTTTGTATGATATCAAACAATGTATCTACTTTTTCTTCTGTTTTTGTAATTCTTTGTTTGAAATGATAGACTAACAACAGCAACAAAACAAATGTGATTCCTAAACTCAGAAAGAAAAATGTCTCCATAAAATTAAAGGCAGTCATCGTATTTTATTACAATCCGCTGATAAAAAAAAGGTTTGTAATAAACGAATGGGGTCTCACAAAATAAATATTCCACTATTGTATAACTGAACATGGATAATGGAACCACAAATATTACACCAAATACTTCGATGTCCTACGAGTACAAAGATTTTTTAATATTATTACTCATAGTAATACTGGTTTTGTCGGTTTTAGGAATAAATCTTTTCTTAGTCATAGGAGTCATTGTTCAATATATTGTGTATTTATTACAACCACTGTTCTCTCTTTTTGGATATGCGTCAGGAAATATTATAAATACCACGTCTGACTTGGCCGCGAATGTGTCACATTTCGGTATAAATATTGCGGATGGTACGGCACACGATGTCGGTAATTTGTTATTGGGAACGGTTAATAAACAAGACATACCGTCTTTGCCTCCTGTGGTTAAAACATACCCATCTGCCGTATTGGATGCTATTGGGAACGTATTAAGTATGCATCCAACCCCTCAACCCCCACCTAAACCCACCATAATTTATGTACCTACCCCCGCACCTGCGGTTCATGATAAAGTATCTACACCCACATATTTACCCTCACCCAAGGCCACACCTATGGCCACACCTATGGCCACACCTATGGCCACACCTATGGCCACACCTATGGCCACACCCATGGCCACACCCCAACCGGATACGACCGCAAATCCTGTACAAAATCCGATATCGAGTGGCAAATCACAATGGTGTTTGGCAGGCGAATATGAAAAACGCAACGGGTGTGTTGAAGTAAACGATGCAAGTAAATGTATGTCGGGACAATTATTTCCTACACAACAAATGTGCTTGAATCCTACCTTAACTACAAACGCACCCCCAGCATCTAAAACAGGTTATTACACACAATATGGTGTTTTATTCCCCCAAATATTGTATCAACAAAAATAGAGATTAACAAATATAACGAACATAAAGCGATATTCACTTATACACAATATAATTTTGTATACATGAATAAAACAATATATGTAATATCGTTGGAACAAAACAGATATTTTGTTTATTCCACAGATACTGTAGATTTTTCGCACACCAAACAACTCAGGTCTTCGACCTTCGTTGTTAGTAATTTTTCCGACACCAAAGGTGTACGGAAAATCTACAAAGGTCTCGAAAAAATTACTAATTTCGTAGGACAAAGTCCAGAGAAGTTTGCCGAATATTATTTAGATAATATCAGACTGAATGCCGACCAACATCCGATGGAATTAATTAAAAATGAAATTGAATATTTGTTTGAATTTCCACGACTCTATAAGCCTCAACAAATTGTCGAAACATGTTGGATATCTGATATTTTTGAAATTGATAAGGTAGTAAAAAAATACATGATGAAATATGGTATTGATTGTGTAAGAGGAGGGAGCTATGTGTCTCCAAAATTATATGATTTTCAATATAAAGCATTGGAAGTGGAATTATCCGCGAATAAAAATAGATTAAATGAAGAAAAAATGCGTATTTTTTTATACCAAAATATCCTAACATCGAATATCGAAAAATCATCAGAATCAAAAGCTCCGACTTCGTCTACTCTTTTTGGTTCAAACTCCTCCTCGCTTTTGCGTAGCAGCAGAAGCGAAGCTACCTCTGGAGTTAGGTTGGGACCAAACAACTCCGGTAAATGCTCTCCTACGGAAATAGGCGCATCCACCCTGGTTAGCGAACGAAGTTCGCAACCTAGCGCCACTTTCAGTGGCGCTGAGGACGGTCTCCGACCGTCCTTGGGACTTCGTCCTTCGTTGTTAGTAACTTCTTCTACACCTTCGGTGTACGAAGAATCTACAGACCGAAAAGGTTTGCCGGTATATCACAATGAAAAAATAGATCGTATTGTTCTGTTTAATAAATATAACATATTATGTTGCAAAAAAAACAAACTAGATGCCAAATTACATGATTTTATGTATTTTACCAAGGATGAAATACAATATACCATGGACAAATCTATTTTTGATAATTTCGATAATATTAAAAAGTATTTGTGTCGTACTATAATAGCAAGTGAAGAAGAAAATGAAACATTTTTTGATGAGAGGTGCGAAACACCGGAGAAGTTAAAAACTAATTTAGTAGGTCAAAAATCATATAAGGTCAAAGAAGCGGATAAAATTAAAAAAATATACAATACAACCATGATTTATGTTAATCATGTGATTTACTTGATAAAAAAATACAATCTAGAATCATTTACAAACGGAGATTTTTTTAGCAGCGGAAAAGACATACCGAATATTCATAAGGTAAATTTTAGTTTTCCCCATTTTTTATTGGACAAAGTGATTTTACATAACATGGAAAGTGAAGCTGTACAAGCATTTTATTTATGGTTAGGACTGGAAGGCATATGTTATTGGGCATTTAATATTATGGACGAATTAACCTTTGATTTGGAACAATTACCGGATAATATCGAATGGAAACACGATATTGTCAAATATTACGCCATAAAAATGCCCGATACCAAACACCTACGGTAATCTATATAGTTGTAGAAAACGATTCATTGTTTGCGTAGCAAGAACCCTCATAAAAATTAGGTTGGAGAACTCAACTGAAAAGGCAAATAATTGCCCATCACGGGTGGAATTTGAGGTGTAATTGTACAATTATTACCTGACGTATCATACTGTGGAACATTCATGTAAGAACCATAATAAAAATTGGCCAAATTACTCTGATTTGTGGTATTGTTATTTAAGGTAAAAGTAAGCTTAAAATCATAGACAAACCCATATTCTGTTTTCAATGTAATTCCCGGGAAATAGAGATTACCCAGAAATTGGCTGCCATTGAAAGGCGCAATATTATTATTGGTAACAAATGAAAAAGAAATATCCATGAGTGACGGATGTGATGTACCTACGATTGTTGAATCATAAGCATGTGTATAATAAGGTGTAGTATTGGTAGAACCATAGAAATAAACATTCAATGTGGCTTTGGATATAGTAATGTTGCCCATAGTCGGGACACCTGTACCTGTGCCGGAAACATAAACACCAATAGGTACATTTAAATCAAAGGTATATTGAGATTGTTCCACGTCCTGAACAGTAAGCGTAAATAACAACGTTTCAGTCTTGTTTCCGGCGACGAATGACCCAGTAGTAAAATGGGATACCCATAACGTGGGAGGTAGAGCTTGTGTAAAATCGGCATAGGCGTCTTGCTGTGTCGCATAATTATACAAAGGTATGGTAGGGTCATACTGTAGATAAACTGGAGGTCCAGGTACATTACAGGAAGAGGATGGGGTAAGAACATTGAAATTTTTTTGACAAATGACCGACGATTTATTTGTGGCACTGACCAATTGCGAAAATCTTTGCGATTTGGTTAATTTGGATCCTTGAGTGCTATTTTTTGTATATTGTAATATTTCGGCTTTTCTGCGCATATCTAGTTGTGGTTTCGTAAATTGTGGATAAAAAGATTGAGGTGTATATCTAGGTGGCGGAGGTAGCAGAGATAAAAAACGTTGTCTTTGAGCTACAACTGCGCAAATATTATTTTGATCATTCGTTGACATGTATCTATATCTATATATCCTGTAGATACATATCTTTATGCGCTAGTATACCACATACTGGACAAATAATTTTGTACATAATTACCTCCCGTATTGAATGTTAAATTGGGGCCCGAAGAAACGACATTATTGATTTCAAAAACGTTCAATGCGTGATTAAAATACCGTAAACTTGACAATTTACCACTAAATCCTCTATTACAACATACGTAAACATCGTCATAGTTTTGTAAAGGGACATTTGTAAATGCCGTACGCTTGGCTATAACGCCATTGATATAAACGTCCATAATTTTGTTTTGTAAGCGAATGATGACATTGACCCAGCTGCCCATGGGGATATTATTTACATCTACTGTATCGGAAATGGTAGAAATATCACTAGTGGGTGTGGCTGTGGCTGTATTCATCACAATATGTAGCATACAGGTTGTATTTGTATTCGCATCTTTAGAACCCTTGATATAAACACCGGGGCCGTTGTTTACCTTCATGATACCATTACTATCAAATTGTTCATTACCACCGCCATTACCCCCCTTGGTGAAAATATGATAATACCTATCCGTTTCGATTTTGTCTATAAATAACCATGTGGACCAGGTAAATTCCATGCCGGTCATTTGATTGTTTGAACGAAGAATTTGTACGGAGTCGGCCTTGGTGGGATCTTGAGAAATCGTTTTACTATCGCTTCCTCCGATCATGTTTGGTATCAAATATGGGCTCGAAGATGGCTGTAACATGTATGAAATCAATACACTACCGAGTTTCATAAATATTAAGAAGGCGATTAATACTAAAATTAAAAATGCGAATTTGGCAATTATACCGTTGGATTTTAAATAATCACTGGAGGAGTATTCCGAAACATTTTCGGAAAAATCTTGTACGGATGAATTAACACTATCACGTACGTTGCTAAAACCTTCCCCAACCGATTTTGTTCCATCACTAATATTTTTGCCCAATTCACTCACATTATTAGAAATTTGTTGAGAAATATTGTTTTCACTCATATTATGATAATATTATACTAATATAATATTATGTTATAATAAATTTATACAGGAATATTGAGTTCCCAAACAACTCCACAAGGGTGGAGACCCCTTTGGTAAGAGACCCCTTTGGGGTCTCCCACCTTACATCCCTTCGGGATGTTGAGGGGTCTCTAACCGGTCTTCGACCTTCGTTGTTAGTAATTTTTCCGACACCAAAGGTGTACGGAAAATCTACATATTTTAAAATAATTTAAATTGACTTGAAACCGCATTGTTCTTGGAAATAGTGACTGCTGCGCTATAAGCACCACCCAATGCTCCTGATACTCCACTCGAACCATTACCACTGGTATAATAGTTCCAAACGGTGTTGGGATCCACGGGAGTTGACCAACGTATAAACTTATTAATAACCGCGTCGTAACCACTTCCGTAGAAAATATTGGATACCTTATCGGGAGCGGTCTGATTAATCTGTACCGATTTCACCAATTTACCGTTCAAATATATATCAGCTACAGTATTGTTGACATTCACCACAATGTATACCCAAGTTTGGAGCGGGAAATTATTTGTAACAAAGATGTTGTTTGTTGTTTTTTGTTTAAAATCGCTGGTTAAAATATCAGGGTTTAATGTGGAATCAGGAGTGGGTGCTGGTGTGTAGAAAGGGGTTCCAGCAGCCCCAATCGCGCAATTAAGTACCCCTGTAGTTTTATCTAAATATAAAATTATGTCACTATATCTGCTAAAAATAACCTTGGTCTTGGTTGTATCCCAGGTATTCACATAGACCCAAAGACCATAAGCGTATTTGGTTGATTCGGGGTTGGTTAATGTTTCTGCCAAAATAGGTGATGGAGCTGGATTCGAATTCAAATTAAGTGACCCACTTGCCAAGGTATTCACCCCAGTAAAGAAGTAAACGTATATGTAGTAAACAACCACAAAAATAGCAATAACGGATATAATCGTAATAATAATTCCTGTTCCGCTCATACCTCCGGTAACTTTACTTGATTTTGCCATTACAATGTATAATTCTAGTATACTATTGCTCTATATTTTTTTTGAGTTTGAACAAGAAAACAGAGCCAAAGGCTAAGTTTTCGGTTCTAACAACAGAGGACGAAGTCCGGAGTTGTTTGGTCAGAGAAGCGTAACTTCTCAACTTTGGACCATTTTTCCGTAGCGACAGCGGATAAAAAATTATACGGACAATGAGGTTGGTGTCCATGAAGGTGAAGCCACAGAACTGAGAACAGGCGGGTTATTCGCAGAGAGTAATTTATACATCATACGTATCTGGAAATTGGTCAATGGTTCATTGTAGTAAGTAATATTACAAATGGCTCCATCTAGACCATTTACATCGCCCACATTTATCACGTCGGACGTATCATACTGAGGATTAGGGTGTTCCGGACCAAATGTAAATATACGTACCAAATCTCCATTAAGATATAACTGTACATTGGACCCGCTATAATTAAATACAATGTTATTCCATTTTTGGCCTGGTAATTCCAACAACAAACTATTTGACTGTTTATTTGGATTCAAATCGGGATTAGAAAATCCAGAAAATGTGATCTGGTAAATATCTTTCAACGTTTGATTGTTGGACGAATTTGAATAAGAAATTTGGGGTTTGAAACCGAAGTTGTCCGACCCATAACTAAATATATTGTTGGTCAATGAACCGGAGTTATGTAATTGTTGATTTAAATACACCCACATAGAAATACTATATTTTTTGTTACTGGTTGTCGTTATTACATTCGTAATTGGGTCCGTAATAGTAATGGTCGGTAACATTTCTGTAGTTAATGTTCGGGGTGTCATCAAAAATACCGAATTTGCCAATAGAGGAATCGAATTAGCTGTCATATTCGCATTTACGACAGTGGGAATGGTTAAATATCCAATGATCAATAATATTTCAATAATAAATAATACAAACACCGAGTTTGATGTCATATTGAATTGTTTCAAAATATACTCTAAAAAATCACTAAATAAACATGGAATCAAAAAGATCAGATCCAAAATAAATCCTGTAATACCTGGCTGGTTGCGTAAACGGTTCGCAAATAATTTGTAAGATAGAGCAAGTGCTACTATAGCAATTAAAAAAGTGATAGCGATAAATATTTTGTTCATGATGGACGTGTAAGCTTTGCTAGAAGCGGAAGATGAATTGTTGTAATAAAACATTACCACAAACAACAGTCCAATGGTTGAGACCATTCCTGCCATAATGGTTTTACGATTACGTTTATTGTTCATTAAAATAATACATAATAGGGCAAAAAATAGCATAAATACAATTAAAAAAACATATTTACAATTTTTTTTAAAATCATCAATGTCTTGTGAATTGGTTCCTTTTAATAAATCCGCAGAGGTAAACAAATCCATAATATTATTAATTTGTAGTTTTTGTAATTTTGTGGATAATTCATAAATAAAAAAAATAAATGTAATGAGAATGATGGAGATGACGATTAAAATAATTAAACATGGGGTAAGATCGGGTGATTTGAGGCCATTTACTGTTTTACTTTTCATGGTTTGTATTATATTTTCGTTGAATTCTCTAGCATATGTTTCATATATTGTTTCGTCTTTTTTGATATTCGACATGTATAACCTTGAATATTATTTTACTATACAATACAATAATATTTTGCGTGACCAAGGTTTCCCTAAGAGGCCCAAAACATCCATTAACCTCTATGCTGTACGTAAGCCCAGGATGATGTATATCTATCTAACAGTGAGATCCACTGATCTAATTGAACGGTTTAATTCAAGTAATCTTGTAAGATGGATTTTATGTATTCTTCTGGACAGAGATATCCAAGGCACTCATTTCTACAAAACGGACATGCCAGTTTCCTACTCGTACGGATGTTCTTTATTGTGCAAGATAGACATACATCTTGGTGGCATACACCACAACTCGTCATTATTTTGACGTCTTTGGAAAAACAAACAGGACAATCTTGGTCGAAAACGAGGAGATGTAAAATTCGTTTTTTCAATTGTTTCCATTTTACTACATCAGAACCTATTGTTCGGATGTCGTTCAAATTTAATTCGATTTCTGCGTGCGTTGATGATATGAATTTCGCATGTTCAACATGTAGCGTGATTCGATCCTGTTCACGTTTCAAATGTACGTACATACTTTCGTGAGGGATGTTGTCATGAATATAATCGAGAAACGTTCTTGCCAGTTTACAGTACTCAGTAGTCATTTCTAAGAATTGTTTCAGAATATTTTTCCATGTTTGTCGTTTCGGAATCGTTATTCTAAATCCATCAACATCCAATGTGAATACATCATGACCGATATAGTAATAAAATATTATATCGTCAAATGGTACGGGAAAGTTTGCTGTCTCGCAGTACGTTTTTAACTTCTTTTCGAGGGTCTCAATATTTGAAATAAGCATTGTTTCTTTATTGTTATTAACTAAGTATACTCAGTAAATTAAATCAATTTTTTCTGAGTTGGGTGCTATGAGACATCCAATAGGCTAGCCTATTCGGAAACTAATGCCCCGCAGTTATAAATTTTCGATGGCCGTTTTTTTCCCGTGACATTCACGACATAAAGCAACTAAATTATCAATATGATTGCTGCCGCCATTTTCTAAACGAACGGTATGATCTACTTCAAACCAAGCCGATAATTGATTTTTACAATCCCCACAGTGCCAGTTTTGTCTAGCAGCGACAAATTTTTTTTTCGTTTCACTTACTGAACGTTTTGTCGCTTTTTGTCCACTGGCTTTACCCGATTCAAACAAACGGTTTTTATATTGTGGTTGAATGTCCGACGTACCACCTCCAACGGTACGTCCACCGTCCCCGTATTGCGAATTTGCCGAGAAATTAAGAAGCGGTGCCATAATACCGGTGACGTTTTTATCCACAGGCAAATATTTGATATATTCGTTGGAATTGTTTAAAATTGTGCGGGCATGTTCGGGATTTTTTCGAAACAGCCAGCAAAGAGCTAATCCTACAAATGCCACGCCGATCATTTTGTAATATTTTTTCCAAGAAAGCGCGATTTTCAAATATTTTCCTTCGGTATACATATTGGCAATAACTAGCCCAGTGATTAATAAAATAACCAGTTCTATTCGCATGGAGAGTATATAGTAATATATTATCTGTAGAAAACATAAATGAATAACAATAAAGACAAAATGGCTCCCGCATAGATATAATGTTTTCTACCGTGTATTTTATCATGTATTTGTATAAATTTTGGTTTATATTGTTCAAAATATTTGTCAATTCCATCATACAACGTGATTTCCTCCTTTCCTAGCAAGAGGTTGTATTTGTTATGAATAAAATGTACCCAGCGAATAAACGAATCACGATTGTCTAGATAAGGCGAGACAGGATATTTATCTAATAATTGACTAAATTTGTCTCCCATTTCTGATATAGGAATAAATACAGGCATATTTTGAATAAAATCGTAATATTTTCTTTTTGTTACTTTGTTCGGATTTTCTGGATAAGCATGGGCGATTGTGTGTAGAAAAAACCAATAATGGGGTCCCCACACCTCACTTGAAAACGATGAGTATGATGACATATTTTTATAAAATGTATATAAATGGGTATGAATATAATATAGCAGTAGATTCGCACAAATTATGTACGATAGAAAAAACGTAAAAAATAATTATTTTGGAGAATATCCTAACAACGAAGAACGAAGAACGGAGTTGGAGCATTTTTCCGTAGCGACAGCGGAGAAAAATATCCTAACTCCGGAGCAAGCTTGCTTGCGGAGGAGTTTGTTTGAATCGTATAAAAAATACACCCCTCAAGACGGATTTTCAGGACATAGAAACAAATATTCAAGTACAAATAATTGTAACAATTGTGGAAAGCCGGGTCATCTTTTTCATCAGTGTAAAATGCCAATTACTAGTATAGGAATAATAGCATTTCGTATAAGAAACTCATCCACCCAAAGTTCTCCGGTAGCGAAGCTACCTTCGAACTTAGTAGTTGAGAAGCTACGCTTTTCTGACCACAAGCGTGTTTCGGAGTTAGATGAATCGATAGCGGAGAAAAATCTCCAAACAACAAAGGTCAAAGACCGGAGTTGTTTGGAATATTTATTGATTCGAAGAAAAGATACCCTGGGTTATATTGATTTTATGAGGGGAAAATATTCAGTTAACAACAAGGATTATATTATGAATATGTTGAAGCAAATGACACGAGATGAAAAAGAACGGTTATGTAGTCATGATTTTAATAAATTGTGGTGTGACATTTGGGGTAATTCAAAATATAGCAGTCAGTATAAATCGGAAGAAATTATTTCCCGAGAGAAATACAATATGCTTATAAAAGGGATTTGTCATGAAACTGTAGATTTTTCGCACACCAAGGGAATACCGGATCATATTACACCTTCGCACGTTGAAGATGCGCGTGGTAACGTTGCTTTACCAATGGAATCGCCAACTGAAGATTTTCCGCACACCTTTGGTGTCGGAAAAATTACTAACAACGAAGGTCGAAGACCGGAGTTGTTTGAAGATACTGTGAGGTACGATTTAAATCGGCAAAGGTGTAAGAAAACGGAGCCAGATCTAGAATATGAATATACATTACAGAGTTTGATAAAAGAAAGCGAGCAATTTGATACTTGGGAAGAACCCGAATGGGGATTTCCCAAAGGTCGCAGAAACAACCAAGAAAATGATTTTGATTGCGCGCTTCGCGAATTTACGGAGGAGACGGGTTATCATTCCAACAAATTAACTTATATACAAAATGTACTACCATTTGAAGAAATATTCTTGGGCTCTAATTATAAATCATACAAACACAAATATTTTTTAATGTACATGGATTATGAAACAACACTGTATATGGGGGATTACCAAAAATCCGAAGTGAGTAAGATAGAGTGGAAATCATATGAAGATTGTATTGCGTGTTTTAGACCATATAATTTAGAAAAAATACGTATACTTACCAATATACACCGTGGAATTGTAAGTCGTCATATTGTATGAAATATATCGTCATAATATATCTATAGTTATCATATATAGATATATTCATTTCATGGAAAATTCAGAAGAAAATATGAAAAGAAATATATCGGTGAAAAAAAGGAAAGAACGAGGACCCAAATATTATAGATGGGATGGTAAAAATTATGTATTACGTAAGCCGTCAGAGTGCGGTGAAGACCCGCAAAATCCTGAAGGAAAAATGGTACCCCTTGGTCTCAAAAATCTTCTTGTAGAGCAAAATCGTTGGCAAGAATATGTGGATTATTTCGAAAAAAAAAACATAAAATACCGAGTATTTGACGATTTACCGAAAAATGCCAGAAAAACTAGAAAAAATGTACCGGCACTCAATGTAGATTTTCCGCAGACCTTTGGTGTCGGAAAAATTACTAACAACGAAGGTCGAAGACCGGTTAGAGACCCCAAAGGGGTATCCACCCTTGTGGAGTTGTTTGAGCCAGAGACGGAAGCAAAACGTACGGAAACTAAGGTGCCGCGCATCAAAGTTGTTCCCAAATTATCTGAAAATAAGAATGAGGTATCTATTCTTGTACCAGGATTACCGTTTGGTTCGACCCAAGAACCAGAACCAGAAAAAGAAGAAGAGGAAGAAGAGGAAGAAGCAACACAAGAACCAGAACTAGAACCAGAAAAAGAAGAGGAAGAGGAAGAATCAACACAAGAACCAGAACCAGAACCAGAACCCGAAAAAGAAGAAGAGGAAGAAGCAACACAAGAAAAAGAAGAAGAAGAGGAAGAGGAAGAAGCACCCAAAGAACCGGAGGAAGTTGCGCCCCTCTTTTCTGCTTACAACAAATCCGATTTTTTGTATCCCGAATTGGATGATCCCGAGTTCAATATCAAACTTGCCAAACACAAGGAATTTTTTGATACCAAATATGATGGGAAAATATACGACGTGAAAACACAAGCAGACATATTATGTAACTCTGAATTCGAACTTTTACCACACCAAATATTTGTGAAAAATTTCATGTCATTTAACACACCTTATAACAGTTTATTAATGTATTTTGGTCTAGGAAGTGGAAAAACATGTGCGGCGATTGGTGTATCAGAAGAAACACGTATACATATGAAACAAATTGGTATGCGCAAATCCATTTTTATTGTGGCATCTCCCAATGTTCAAGATAATTTTCGTCTACAACTATTTGACGAAACGAAATTGAAATTGGAGAACGGAATATGGTCCATACAATCCTGTGTAGGCGAAGCATTGTTGTCTGAAATGAATCCAACTTACCTTAAATCGTTATCCAAAGAACGCATAGTTAATCAGATTAAAACAATCATATCGGAACAATACGTATTCATGGGATATACACAATTCGGTAATTTTATTCAAGATTCAACCGAAGTAAAAGGTGTTTCATATTCACGCGAAGAAAAGGCTAGAATTAAAAAACAGAAAATCAAATCAGTGTTTAACAATCGTCTCATTATTATTGACGAGGTTCATAATATTCGCATTACCAATGAGAACAAGAATAAAAAAACGGCAGAATTACTCATGGAAGTTGCGAAGCAATCAGATAATATGCGATTGTTACTTCTGTCAGCGACACCCATGTACAA